AGTACGGTCTCGTGGGCTCGGAGATGTGTATAAGAGACAGATTTTATTATGAGCAAAACTGTTAAATGTCCTAAATGGGGTTGTGATGGTGTTGGCATACCTGTTGATACCAAGAAAAAATTCTCATTCGGTAAAGCACTTGTTGGCAACACAGTAGGTGGTCTCTTCGGACCTGTCGGTGCCGTTGTCGGTACTGCTACCGGAATTAAAGGAAAGAACGGCAAAACAAAGTTTGTGTGTTCAAAGTGCGGTAACGTTTGGGAAAAGAAAATATAACCACAAGGCAGAGTTTTTACTCTGCCTCTATTTTTCCTTTAATAAATATGTACAGGTACAATAACAGGTCTTTATCTTCCACGTTCTCAATCATTTTAATTATTTCATCCTTATATTCCATACAATGCCACCTCCGATACATCAATTATAGAACATTTGTTCTTAAACGTCAATATTAGGACGGCAGAAAAATCCACCGCCCTACCGAAACTTGAAGAGTTCTCTTATTGAGAACATCGTTACTGTAACACTTTAAAGTGTTTTATTTTGTCGAATATTGACAACATGGACTGTAAAGAATAGAATGGTAAAAAATAACTACAAAAGGAGATGTTAATATGGTAAAAACAAATAAATGCAATTCCTACGTCATCAATGGCCAAAAAATCAATGTTAATGATATAATCGAGCATTATAATGGCAACTTAGGCATGGCTTGTAATGAAATATCGCAAAGGACTTTGGTTTCATTTGAAACAGCCAAATATTATGTAGAGTTGTGCCAAAAAGATGAGCCATTCGTTAAGCAAAATTCAACAGTAAGCTTCACAAGTGGTATTCTCATAGCTGTTCCGCTTATAATGTTTATTGCAACAAAAATAGGATTCTTTCCGGTGGACAATGACCTTTTTATTGCTATGTTTGGCTTAATTTTTGTGTGTTGCTCTATTGCTTCAATTATTCTCGGAATAATTGATTTAGCATCTAAGAATGAAATTCCACACAATCATGGTGGTTCTATCTTTGGCATTGTTGCTTCTGCGCTGATGTGGCTTGATTTTATTTTTCATTGAACTAAGGAGAGGTTTTCCTCTCCTTTTTATTCTAATTGTGAAGTAATGTACTCATACTCTTCTTGCGATATTTTACCACTCGCTACCCTGTCGAGCAGTTCTTCTTTGGTTACTCTGTCGCTCTCGTATAGCCTTTTAAGGCTTTCAACTAAAATTCTCATATTAAAGCACCCCCTCATCCATTAACTGCCTTGTATAGTTGTCTATCGCTTCCTCGTCAGAGTGCTCGTTAATCTCTTTTGCCTGTTCCATAGCAATAAGATACTGCGAGTATTCTTCCTGTGTCAGCTCGCGCTCCTCGTACTCCCAATGCTTAGGCTTGTAAGTAAAATCGTCCTCATTTCCTGTTGCTTCAACCGATTTAATATTTTTTCGCTGATAAACGATATTCGGAGAAGATATTGTGTCAATGTCAAGTGGCTTGTCCGATTGCATACTCTCTACGAGCTTGTATTCTGTCATATTCAATACACCTTGCCTTTCTGTCTAATGTTGAAATTTTGTGTTTTAGTTTTCCGAAATCTATAAATGGTTTGATATGCTCCTTATAATAATCGTACATATCACAATTTTTAATCCACGCAAGAGCGGAAACCATTTGTTTTGAGTCAAATATTGTAACCTTTGTTTTTCGCCATATTCTAACTGCTTTTGCTCTTATTTTCTTAAGGATTGTTTTTCTTAAGGTAGTTCTATTCCTATAGAATTTATATCCCATAAAATCAAGCGGTCTGCCGTATGTTGCTGTCTTTCCATTCTTGCTAACATATGGATTTTGGGATAAATAGTGAAAGCGAAATATCTGCCAGTTTGCCTTGACTGTCAAGCCTAATTTCGCAAGCCTGTTATCAATCACAGCTTTTACCTTGCGCAATTTCTTTTTGCTTGCACAAAATATAGCCATATCGTCAACATAACGTGCATATTTCAGTTCAATGCCGAGTGATTTGATTTCATGGTCAAGCTCGCTCAAATACCAGTTAGCGAACCATACAGAGGTATAAAAGCCAAGTGGCAAGCCATTAGGCACGCAATGTATAACATTTTCAACAATCCGCATGAATTTAAAATCTTTGATTTTAGATTTAAGCTTTTCAATTAATTTATCCTGTGGAATACTAGCGTAAAATTGCTTCACATCAAGCTTATAGCAATATTTAATATTTTTACCGCCTTGCCTTATCCATTTGCATATGTGCTTCTTGCCATACGCTCCGCCACGCTTAGGAACCGAGCCGTAACTGTGCTCATACATTCCCTTGTTAAACATGGGTTTAAGCACGTTCACTATCATGTGATGTACTATTGACTCCATAACTGTCGGTATTACTATCTTACGTTTCTTTCGTGATATTCCGTCATATATTTCTTTGGGTTTATGCTCAAAAGGTGTGAAGTTAATCGCATATTCTCTAATTTTGGGTATGTATGTATTAAGGTCTAATAAAATTTTCCTAACCTTGTTTCTTTTCTTTTTACCCTTAGAGAAGTTTTGAATTGCAAGTTTTATATTTTCGTCTGAAATAAATTCAGCATATAGATTTCTGTATGTTCTCATACGTATTCTCTTCCTATCCTCTCTACCACGTTCGACTATTTCCTGCTACTAGCAGTAGCTTGCATCGAGTTAATTTTTACCAAGGGGTACGGAATTTAGTCTGCATTCATTTTATCCCATGAATGATAGGTACAGAAGCCCCGATGTTCCACCTCGCGTTACCGGCCTCGTTGTTCAAGTTCACGTAAAACGCGCCACAATGCCGACCGTTGTTCAGGTTGCCACCGAAAAGAGCAAAGGCGCAGACTAAACCCCTTATATAAAATTAACTACACACGTTTATAGTTACAAATTTTCTTAGGAGAAACGTGGTTTCTCCCTTTCTGCTTAGGCAGAAATTCCCTCTTCCCTGTTGCAAGTTATTTGTAGGAAAGAGAAGCCCCGAAGGCCCACCCCGCGACACCGGCCCCGTTGCTCAAGACCACGTAAAACGCGCCACAACGCCGACCGGGGCTCAGGATGCCACCGAAAAGAGCAAAGGCTATAATTGCAATGTTAAACCAACAACCATCAGGATAATAGGTCGATGATGAGCCTGTGATTGATGTTGGAAACATGCCTAATGCCGTATACAGCATATCTTTGATATATCCACCACTTGTACCACTAGGAGTTGAATTAGGTATCTCGATATATCCTGTTCCATCAGTGTTATAGTTAGTTGCTTTGCTTCCGTCCTTTGTTGACGGAGATAGCTTGACTTTTGCTATACCATTAGCAAGTATAAGTCCAACTGTTCTTCGCCACTGATTGCCGTAATAATTCTCCATTCCGAATACTTTAACTCCGGCTTTTCCAGCATTCTCGCCCCAAAATAAGCCTTTGTCATTCATTGTGCCGGTCTTAAGCAATAAGTTTTCATCACTGACATTTTCACTCATGCCTCGCCCGAATACATCTTGCGTATCGGTAGATTTTCCCATAATGATAAGCAAAATATTAATCAAGAGTCTATCAACGTACTGCTCGATTTCGTAGCCTGTACCATTAGCTCTTGCATATGTCATTTCTTGACTGGCTGATTTCGATTTAATAACTGTTTGACCGCTTATTGAGCGTAGCTTATTGTTGCTGTCAAGCGAGCCGTTGTAAATCGGTGTATAAAAATGAGATTTTTCATTGCCGTTAATGTCGATAAAATTCAGATTTTTAAAATCTTTATCAGCTTGATAGTTAGCAACATAAAGGCTTACACTGTTTGGATTGCCTTTGTCGGGTGCAATTTTCCACCATATAATGTCTGTGCCATTGCCCCACTCCATCATAGCATTTCCATCATAATCAACGTTCGCTACATCTGATGCACTGCCATCCTTTTTTTTAGTCAAGTTGTTCTCGTTGAGATAGTAGTCAACCTGTCCATTTGTCTTAAACATACATGGTTTTGGCATAAAAAAAGCATTCGCCCATGAGCCATAATCAAAAGTTCCACTTGTAAAATTCATAGCTGCCGGAGTCATGCCTACTGCGTCTGCTAAATATCTGACTCTTGTTTTCGGGTTACTATCCGCACTGTTGATGTGAACACCATAAATAACTCTTCCCTCACTTAATTTTGTACCAAGGGCTCTAATACTCTCAACAATCGCTTGCCCTGTTGTGTCTGATATAATGTCTATTCCGCTCATATTAGTCCTCCTTGCTTACATTAAGTAATCCGGCACTTGTCACGGAAAAAGTAATGCCTTTTCCGTTTGCTTTCTGCTCGACAAGTCCGGCTTGTTGTTCTGCTCTTTGTGCAGCTTCATTTGCAGCCTTTGTAGCTGCGTTTGCTTGACTTACCGCCGTATCAATCTTTCCTGAAGCTTGTGCAACCTCGTCCGCTTTTTGTGAAGCAGTTTGCGCTGATTTTTGAGCCTGTGAAGCAGAATTACTTGCCGAGGTAGCTTTTTCTGTCGCAGTCTGCGCTGATTTTTGAGCCTGTGATACGGATTGGGCCATGCCGTCAAGATAGCTCTGAATAAGTCTTTGAATTTCAACGTCAAAATCCTCAACAGTTCCCATTCGCTTAACTATTCCGGGCGCGAAACACATCCATATCTGCTGTTTTTTCGTGTCGGAGTCGGTCGATACCGCCCATTCTCCGGCTTTCATTTTTGAGGGGTCAAACTGTGCATATGCTCCTCGTCTCATTTGAATTGCCATAAGCTACACCTCATTTTCATCAATTATCTCCATTTGCCTAAAACGTGAAGTTGTAAATACAATTGTTTGTTTGTTTCTGCGGCAGCCGAGTTTATACAAAACTCCAACTTATCACTGCTCCATCTCGTGAAAAAAATAGAATACAGCCCGCCGGCACTACAAAACACAGTGCCTGTAGTATGTAAGATACTTTTTACCCCGTCTGGCATATATACGCTTCCATAAGTATAATACAGACTACCATATTTAGAGCCAAACGAGACAGTCGCGGGAAAACTTCCCCACATTTCTAGGTACCCATCTGTCCACTGTCTCCAATACCAACCGCCTCCACTAGTGAATGTTTTTGAGCCAAAATCCGTTTCAACTTCATTAATGGTCAAATTGTTTGCGGTAATATCAACATTAGTTCCACTTATATTAACTGTTTCACCACTTACGCTTGCAAAGCCACCACCACAGCCTACACCGCTAGTATGCCCTCCAATGTTTGAAAAAAGGTTTGCCCCCTCTGCGTTTACTGTAAGATTATTATCAATATCATTTCCACTATAATTTCCGCTTATTTTTGTTCCTGTTTCCGCATCTTGCGCCCAAAAACTTTGATTAAGCCCTGTAGACGGATTGACAACATCGACATTAAAAGCTTTTGTAAATTCGCCATATGCACCGACTATCTTAGGCGATACAACATAATCACTTCCTATTTGTGTATAGCCGATGTTCTTTTTAAGAGCGCCAAGTTCGTCTTTCGTGCTTTTTACTGCGCTGTTTGCTATTTCTTCAACTTGGTCAGCATTCTGATAGTTTTTCCCCTCAACTGCGCTCATGGTAGTGTAGTTCTTTTTCTCTACCGCGCTCATGGTGGTATAGTTTTTTTGTTCAACTGCGCTCATGGTAGTATAACTGCTATCGTTTTGTAACTGACTATTCTTTGTAGGAATTTGACTTGTATTTGCGTAGTTACTGTCATTTTGTAATTGACTATTCTTAGTTGGTATCTGTGCCGTTGTAGCGTAGTTACTGTCGTTTGTTAAATCGCTTGTTTTGCTTGGTATGCTCGGCTGATTGGAGATATTATTCCATGATATATTAACTCCGTCAGCAAGTGTAATGCCCTTGTTGTCAAGCGTAATCAGAATTTTTCCGTTTGCATCTTTGACATACTGCTTGCCGTTTACGTTATTCTCACCGCCTAAAGTGAGTGTGCCACCATGCGCCCAATCAAAATTAATGCCGATAGCCGACATAATATTGAAAATAGCGTTTCCGTCTTTATCAACTCCGGCTTTCCATGTCTTGCCGTAATCATTCGATACAGCCATGCCATTAGCTGTCATTTTCCACTGTATGTTACTCGATTTCAAGTCTGATTTATTGTGCATAATGTAAATAATTGAGCCATCTTCTTGCACCTGTTCAGTCTTAAAAAGTCCGAGCGATTGAGACATTAGCTGTGTCAGTAATTGCATTTGCTTATCATATACACTTAGTTGTGCCTGCGCAACTTTCCTAGCTTGTACGACAGCCTTTGTCTCATTACTGAATTTATCAGCACTATTTCTTGAAGCATTTTCAGCGTCACATGAAATTTTTGTACCGCTTCCAACTGTAAATGTTCGGTTGGAAATAAAACAGCTATAAGTATTCTGCTTGCGGTCTGTCACAAGCGCCACATCTCCGCTCTCAATCAGTGGGTTTGACAAGAGTGTAGCGTCAAGAGGTCTGAACCTCATGCCACCAATTTTTTTAAAGATATAGTTTGCAACTGTCTGTGCCTTGTCTGCCAAAATAAACGGATTATCAGAGATTGAGACTACATATCCCTCTTTTCCGGCAAGTGCATTAACATCTTTTGATTTATCCTCTTTTGAGGTTACAATAACTTTAACACCTGTGATAACAACATCATCAGTCGCAACGTTCAAATCCTTTTGTGTGTAAACATTGTGGTAATTTCTCGCTTCTGTAAATGTTCCACCATCAACGCTATCTCCACTTGAATAGTCGGTGAAATTTCCACCATTCAGTGTATCTCCGTCAGAGTATGGTGTAGTTTTTGTGCTAAAAGTTCCGCCATCGTAACCTTGACTGTCGAATTGGCTCATATCATACCAGCCGATAAGCAATTCACCATCGTGACCGCATTTGCCCCATAATCCGCTTAACTGTAAGATATAAGCTATTACCTGTCCGTATGTGAGCTTTTGATTATCACTTGGCATCTCGTTAATCACGTAATCAGAGTTATCAAATTTCGCCATAGTAAAAGGTACATCACACTTAATACAAGCGTCTCTGACTACCTCATACGCTGTCGTAGGGTAGCTTAAATTGCTGTCATACTCACGATTGAAATTATTAATATTGTCAAGGCAAGTAAGCGTTATGAGTGAGCCGTCATAGCTTGTCTCGCTGACTCTATACTCACCAATTTTTAGTTTTTCACTTGTGCCATCAGAAAAGCTTTTTGAAACATATGCTGTTACGCTTGCCTTATCAAAATCATACTTGCTGTAATCCTCGTAAATGTTATTCAGCTTAATTTTCAGTTTTCCAGCAATCAAAGCCCCGATTGTGAAAGTGCCATTGCTTGATGTTGAATCATTAACTTCGAAGCCATTCGCCCACAGCTCACTATCACTAACAGGGATTTTTTCACCATTAGTTGTAACTATGTCAGCAAAACAATTTACGTTTATATTATTATCGAGCATTACTGCTCTTTGCCACTTAGCCGATACGTTAAGCATTTAATCACCGCCTTATACTTCTATGAGGTCGAAACTCAATGTCTCATACCTCTTATTGTTGATAGTCCATATCTTGATAGGTGCGCTTCTATCGCCCACGTAGAATGTACGTGTTTCATCAGTGCCACTCATAGCGTCAGGATATGTTACTCTGATATATTCGGGGTTTACCATTTGAAGTATCTTTGCCGTCCTAGCTGTGTCTGTACCGCTCCATGACAATTTAAGCTGTCGTTTCTGCGCTATTCTGTTTTTATGCATTTGAGCGTCCTGCGTACGTCCACTATCGCTTGCAGACACATCAATCATGCCCCATTCAAAGCTTGACGGAGTAGGTAATTCCGCTCCGTCTACTAACATCATTGCCATACTGTTACCTCGTAAAAAGACACCCACGCAAGGGTGAGTGTCTTAACCAAATTCATTTGCTACAATATATCGTTGTCCGTGCTTTGCTTTGCCTACCTGTGTCATGCGATAAAGTGTTTCGCTATCGCACTTAAACACATTTTCAATGACAGGTGGTGCAGAATTTCCACCTACATTAGAGTTCATCATTACTTGCGCCATGCCCTCCATGACAGCCTGTTTAATTCCCTCTGTGATTTGTTGGTTATTTGCAACTACGTTTTTGCCGTTTGAGAATTTACCGACTAACTCATTGTGATTGATAAAAGCCATGCCGTCCTCTCCCCTTGGGAAAATTCCGCCACTAGCAAGCCTTGGAATATGTACTTTCGGGACTAACGATACTCCGTTCCAATTTGCACCAGCCACCTTAGCAGCCATAGAAACGACTTTGTTAAATCCTCTTAATAAAGAGTTAATTCCACTGACAACAAAATTAACACCATTCTCTATTTTAGAAATAACGTAGTTCATAGCTCCTGTAACACCGCCTTTTATCGAACTCCACACATAATTAAATGCGCTTGTAATTCCGTTTTTCATAATATTAAAGCAGTTTGTGATAGGCGAAATAACATTGCCATTAAACCAACCCGCCACGCTTTGCCAAGTAGATATAACAAAGTTCTTTGCTGTGCTAAGTGCCGATGTTATACCAGCTTTCAACATATTAAAAAAGTTTGAAATCGGTTGTATTACTGTACCGCTAAACCAACTTGCCACCCCTTGCCATGTTGAAAATACAAAATCTTTTGCTGTCTGTATCGTTGTCTGTATAAGTGTTTTTAAAAAGTTAAACAGATTTGAAATTGGAGTAATTACATTATTATTAAACCAGCTTGAAGCTACTATCCAAATTGCTTGGATTATTATCCAAATACCTTGAAAAATCTGTTGTGCTCGTGTAGCAAAGCCTTTAAAAAAGCCAACTATCGGCTCAATTACTGTGGAGCTAAACCATTTCGAAGCTCCTTGCCACACAGTTACTATGTCTTTCCATAGAGAACCGAAAAAGCCACTTATGGTTTTCCACATATCTTTAAAAAACGAAACTACAGGCTCAATGACATTTTCATTGAACCAATCGCCAACCGTTGAAAATAGTTCACAAATTGTGTTCCAATTATCTTTTACTAAAACAACGATTGTTGATACTGCCGCCACTATTGCTCCAACAATTACCGCAGGCAATGCTGCCACACCAGCTAATATTGCTCCGATTGTGGCTAATGCAACACCTATTACCATTAGAATTTCATTTATCCAACTAAATCCGTCTTTTAACATTTTGACAAAATTTACAATAGATAAAATTGTTCCGGCTATTGCCGAAAAAGCAGAACCAATTGTTGCTAATAGGTCTACTGCCCCTGTTCCGAATGCGGCTGTTATTGCATCACCCAAGCTTAAGCCACTAAATAATCCCTCTATGAGCAATCCAAGATTAGTTGACAATGAGGCGAAAATCGTTTTAAATGCTTGCATTATTGCCGTTCCAATGCCGGCTCCTTCTACAAGCTCAAATCCAATTTTTGAAGCTATTGCCTGTGCTATCGCTTTTGATAATGATTTTCCAATAAAAGCGAGTGCCACTGAACCCAATTTTAACGAAATTATCTTTTTTATCAGCAATGTGCCAACTATTATCTCAACAGTTTTAATGTCCAAATTGCTTAAAAAGTCCGTAATTCCTTTAAGTATGTCTTTCCACGACACATTTTTAATTGCCGTGGTTAGCATGGTGTATATTCCTTGCACCCATGCGTTAATAGTTTTTGCTAGTAACGCAAAATCAAAATTCTCAAAAAATCCATTAATGCCGTTAGCAATCGACAAGCCAAAATTAGTCCAGTCGAATGTTGTACCGAATGAATTGAGAAAATGCAAAGCTGTGTTCAGTGAACCAGCTATTGTTGCACCCAAATCGTAAAAGAGTCTTGGGCTGATTAAGCCATTAAGGAAGTCTGCAAGTCCTTTTCCGAAATTGTCAGCTTTCTGATAAATCTTCTTCCAATCAATGCTCTCCATAGCACTCGCAAGAGCGTCACCGATGTACTTTCCGAGTGAGTATAAATCTTTGATTGATGATTTGTATTTTTCGAGCAATCCATCGGTCTTTTTCAGTGAGCTATCAACTCCACTGCCAGCTCCACCACCGCCTGAACCGCCACTGCCCGAGCCTCCGCCACTGCCACTGTCGCTGTTATCGTCAAGTGCGTGTATCTCGTCTATGCTAAGCAGTGTCTTTTTCAGCTTTTGTGCTTTCTTGTTGGAACTATCAGCGTTATCGCCAATATCGCCCACTCCGTCAGCTATGTCCTCCATGCCGTCAACAGTAGCACCGCCACCACTTATCTCGATAGTCCATCCGAAGATTGCTCCGAGTGCATCGGCCACAGTTCTTGTGAAGCTAATAACCTTGAGCATTACTTTACTTAAGGCTTGAACAAACGGCTTTAAAGCATTGATTATTACGCTACCTATGATACTGCCCCATGCTTGGAACTCTTGTTTAAGGACTCTTACACTGTTAGCCCAAGTGTTGGCAGTTTTAGCAAAATCACCTTGCGCAGCTTGCATGTTAGCCATGACATAATTATATCTTAGCAATACCTTTTCAGCTTGCGTCATGGATTTAATATTTGCGTCAAGCCCGTTTTTCATAGCCCACTCTGAAAGTGTGGCTTGTGTTAAATCAAGTCCATACCGCCTTAATGGTGCAATTGTTCCCGAAAAAATGGATTGTAAGCTCTTTGCTACATCAGCTTGGTCTACATCGTAGAATGAAGCCATATCGCCAGCTAATCTTGTAAGATTAAGCGACATATCAGCCATACTGTCTGTAGTCTTGTATAGCGTGTTATTTTGGCTCATAAGAGCTTTATTTGCCACTGCCGTACCATTTGCCACTTGCTCTGACGAAATACCTATAGAAGTACCCAGTGCTTGAAATCTACTTGCAATCTGCTTAACTGTCAGCTCGGACATTCCAAAGTCTTGAATTGATGTTTTTGTAAAATCATCAACCTTGCTTGCCATATCGCCAAACGTGGTATCTACTACGTTTTGAACCTCTGTTAATTGGCTCGCTAAATCAACTGCACCGCCTATTTTCCCGACAGCTCGCATGACCAACCAATAAGTTGCATAAAACTTACCGATAGTTGAAGCCAAGCCTCTAAATCCACTTCTTGTACTCTTAATCGACTTAGTTGTGTTTGAAAAGCCTGTTACAAGTGACCTACTGGCCGAGCCAACTTTCGAGCCTTGTTGCGACAAATTAGCAAGTGCGTTAGTCATTTGAATAATGTTATTGCTGACTCTCGGTGCGCTAGATAATGTTGTCATTACCTCTTTCAAGGCACTGCCAAGGTTTCTGATATTATCCGCAGCATAACCGGCTGATTTTGAACCGAGCTTTGAGATTGAAGCTGTTAGCTGTGTAATCTCTGCTGATTGCTTTGATATGCTCGCAAAGCCCGACAATTCTGTTGCCATGCTCTTTAAAGCACTTGCCGAGCTGACAAGCCTTGCAGTATCAAGGTTGCCGAGCTTCTCCATGTTAGTTGCAATCTTGCTAAAGGTACGTGTGTCAATACTGCTCACACTTCTAAGTGATGTTGCAAGTTGTGACATTCCACTCGCAAAATTGCTTATGCTTGCACCATTGAGGGAATTGAGAGTGCTTCCAAGTCCTTGCAACTTGCTTTGTAAATTGCCTATGGCTTTTGTCGCTTGCTGTGCGTCCGACTTGATTTGAAGCTCAATGCTCTCTGCCATTTTCTCACCTCCCTGTAATAAAAAAGAGCTACCCTAAAGTAGCTCTCATGTATTTAGTCTTTGAGCAGATAGTATGTTGTAATCAATCCAACATATCCATCTTGCTTAAGACCTCTATTCTTTTGAAACACCATGACACATTTAGCGAGGTAGTCACTCCACTCTTTGTAATCAGTATCAAGTTTGTAAAAATGGTACTTGTCATGCAGAGTTTTTCTCAGCCACTTAATGGCTGTCGGGCAGTTATGCTTCTGACCGCTCCACAGATTGTGATTTTTGGCAAATCTCTGTGAATTGGCTCCAAACTTGCCATCTTCCTTAAGCTCGTCTGTGTCAAATCCGATGTTCATGGCATGTTGCCATTTTCTTACATCATCATTGTCGAGGTAATATTCCTTATTGCCTTTCCAAGCGTTATCCTTTACCGGAGTTGCTATTGGTGTCGGAGTTGCTGTTGGTGCCGGATTATTCTCTATTCCATCACCCTTGCCAAGCTCAACATAGAGCAAGTTAGCGTCAGTGCTGTTATTCAGACCGCTACAAGTAAATGCACTCGAATACTGCCAGCCATACAGAGGATGTTGAATAACAGGCTTCTTTGCGCTATTAGGCTCATCACCAATAGACATTCCCTTAGTTGACGGATAGCGTGCAATCCAAAACGGACAATTAATCTGATTTGCGTATGGTGCAATGTACTGATTGTAAAAGCTAAGCCCTGTGTATACACCGAAGTTAAGACCGGCACTCTTGATAACACTTTGATATGTGTTGATAATATCAATAAGTGTCTGTCCGAGTCCTTGCTGACATTTATCTTCAACATCTAACCAAACAAAAGTTTTTCTTCCGTTAAGCGTCTGAATGACCTTGTTTGCGTCTATCCTTGCCTTGTCTACTGTTGTAGCGTATGAGTAGTTATAAACACCTTGTATCGGCATTCCTACATCAGTACAGCCTTTCCAATTTGCTTCAAAGGTTTTATCCGGATTAAGGTCTTTACGGATTATTTTAAGGACTGCAAATTGCACCCCGGTCCACTTAACCTTGCTCCAATCAATATTTCCTTGATATGACGATACGTCAATTCCTTTATATGCCATATTTTCACCTCATTAATCAGGACTTTCAGGTAGTCCCGACTGCCTTAATGCGTTAATTCGTTGCTTCATTTCATAAACGGCAATTTCCTCATTAGACTCCTTGTATTTAGGCTCGTTATCTTTTGAGTATTGCTCATTTAACGATTTTTCAATGTATTTTGCTCTTGCTTTGTTGCCATTCAAAGCTCTGTCAATTGCTGTAAGAGTTGCACTCAATCCGTATGTGCCCCACCAAGCCCACATATTGTTGTCGGCTTCTTTTTGTTCAAGCATATAAGCCTTTGAATAAGGCTCTAAATCAGCCGGACAAGACATATCTATGTCCTCAACGCTAAATCCATAGCCTTTAGTTACCAAGAGCCAATATGGGCGGATTTCGTTGCAATATACTTCCCATGTAAGCTCTTTTACTTCTTGATTGGTTTCTTCTTGGCTGTCTGTACCTCTTTCGCCAACATCTTGGATAAAAAACTGTTTTTCTCCATTTCCGCAGACAAGTCATTATAGAGTGATTGTAAATCTCCGCCCTCTTCATTCTCCGGGTCAAGATAATCGTCAAGTAAATCGTATACCTTTACGAGCTGTTTCTCTTTTGCTTCTTTATCATTAAAATCAAAGCCAAATTCGTCAGCATGGAATTTTTGCAAGCCTACAAGCAAAAACTCCGGTAAAAATTCAAGCATGTTGTCAATGACTTCAAGTCCCTCGCCCTGCTGTTCCATTCCTACGAGCCTTGGGATAATTTTATTTTTAACTACCGGTGCATATCCGAATTTAACTGTGTACTCTTTTCCATTTAATTTAATTTTCATTTTATCTTTCCCTTTCTCCCTAATTTATATAGGGAAAGAGGCAGTTTTAACACTGCCTCAATTACCTTGCTATATTGTATCTTCAAGTTCGCTGTCAGCCGTGCCATCATCATAGCCAACCGCTACGGCTTTTTTCGATTGGCTCATGATTTTTTTTTGAGTGTGATTGCTGTTGGATAACCTCGGTCATCCTCCGTTACCGCAACATCGTAGTTATCCTCAATCCACTTAGGCACTGTCTGAACTGATACAGTCGCAGTTCCTGTTAAGTGGTCATCAGAAGCCTCACCTGGGGCGAATGACTCCTGACCGATAAAAGCACAGATACCTTCTGAACCTTTTCCGTCTGTACCATAGAGAATGATAAAGTCAAGTTTCTTACCCTCATTGGTTACCATCTCGTCTTTGTACTTCTTCTCAAAAGCTCCCTCAACTTCCATAGAACCGGCTGAACGTCTGCCCATTTCCTGTGTCTCTACTAAATCCTCAAGAGTTGAAGTATCTACCATGTTCTGTGAGCCGAATGGTGAGGGAATTGTTTTTGCTCTAAGTAAGAGCTTGTAAGTTCCAGCCCAGTAATCGCCACTTGTGGCGGATGCGGTTGGTGTCTTGTAAGCAATTCTACTTTTTAAACCTGTTGCCATTTTTATTACCTCCTAATTTTTCATAAAAAAATAAGAGCCAAAAAGGCTCTTATAATCTATCATTCCAGTCGAATGACCGCCTAGCACGTAATGTTGCTGTCCATAATTTGCCGTTTTTCCTAGCGAATGGAATCGTTGTCAGCTTGAATGACATAGCTTTGTATTCATTAGCCACTGTCTGCGCCACATTCAAGGCCTCTGAACGGCTTTTATTCGTTGTAACAATTACTTGTGCCGTAAATAACACTGTATTTATTCTTTCGCACTCTAAATCCTCATTCTGTTCAATAGGTTCGAGTGCTTGAACTAGCACTGTTGGGAAACTAGCCGTTGCACCGTCCGACTGTTCCTCTTGTGTGAATTTTAGCTTGGGATATTTAGTTTTCAATTTTTTCTCACATCGGGTTTTAATAATCGCATATGTGAGATTTTCAAGGTCATAAACCCATTGATTTTGACTCGCCACTTTATCACCTCGCTAAAAAATTTTCCGTGCCGTTCTCATAATGTCATTTTCCATTTCTACAAACGCGTGATACATCGGCATTGTAGGTGTAATGCCGTATGAATGATGTAATTCTCCACTTTCGTCTCTCCAATACCAACCCTCACTATCGAATGCGTGTGTTTGCCCTGGGAAAGTTCCTTGACCGCCTCTTGTGTCATTGAAATGTGGTTTAGCTTTCCAACCTGAGCCGTATTCAGCCATAAGCAAAGGCGATACATCAACTGTTTTGAGTCCGTCAGCCGTCTGCCATGTGCTTTGTATCTGCCCTGTTTCCGTGGCAAGCACAATAGCCGTACAGCCGTCCGTTGTATCTTTAATTTCGTAACTAAACGTGATATAGTGTCCGAAATTGCCTGTATTTACTCGTGCTACAGCTATGCCATTACTAGCAAGCTCTCCAACAAATGCTATGCACTTGTCCTGTAAGCGGTCTTTGTATTTTTCAAGCTTGTCTATCGCATCTTGTATAGATTTTTCTGTCAGAGAAATGTCAAGTTTCACAATTACACCTCTTTTACAACTGCTTTGAGCATGTATTTAACTGAATAGAGAGAGGGCTTCACTCCCACTATCGTAAAGTCTGCGGAAGTTGAATCAACTAATCCGTTGGCATTCTTTGTAGGCTCGCTATCAAGCCAAATAACGTCACCTTTTTTAAAAGGGTAGTCTCCTCTGTCTGTCAGTAAAACAGCGTCAAAATCAGCCGCATTAAAGCCATATTCTTTGTTCTGCGCTTCGCCTCCGTCAAACGATATATTCGCCCGAAAATCAACAGGCTCCGAAAAGCCTGTTTCCTCATGTGTGTAATATATCTTCTCTCCGTCCTCTGTTTCGTAAAACTTTAGATTTCCGTCCTCGTCTTTTTCATAGACTGTGACAGTTTGCCCTTGAAGCGCGTATTTCATGGCCTGTTTATTAATGTCAAGCATTTTTCTTTATCTGTTTGTAAATCTGATTAACACCGGTACTTGCCATGCCTGACACAATGCCAACTGCTATTGCATCAAGAATGTTGTCTGCCGGATAACCGGGAATTACAAACATTCCAACAATACCGAGTATTCCACCGGCTACACCTACGATAATAGGAATAATATTATCTTTAACCTGTGGTATCTGCTTTGAAGCATATCCGATTAAATAAGTAATTACCATAATAGCAACTACTGTAGGTACTTGTGTAAAGTCCATCAGCTTTTACCTCCTTTGCCTAAATGGATTTCCTCAATCTCATTTTTCATTTTCGTTACCATGCCATTGCCACCGAGTGCGTGGTATGCGTCATACATCTCGCAAAAATTCTGATACGCATATGAGGGAATTTCGCCAAGCTTCATGTACTTGTCATGGTATTCGATAAGCTGTACTCGTAAAAGTAACATTGTACCTTTTCCGTTTGCTTGTCGTAGCTTCTTTTCCTCTTCAATACGCTCGTTTCTTTCTTTTGTGTCTATTGCTTTTTGTTTTTTCTGCTCTTGTAAAAGCCAAACAATATAACCCAAAAGCGCTGTCAGGACAATTGGCAAGGCAATAATGTATGTCTGATAGATTAAATTATTCATCTTACAGCCTTTCGTCTTTAGTAATTGGCACACCGCCCACCACCTCTTAATGTGTACCGCCTGCTACCACTTTACCGACATTAGTAAAATGGTAACGCACAATCTTCTTTTGCTTATAGTACTTTGACAAAAGGAAATACTCCGACAAACAGCTTATCTCTGTCTTTCCATGTACGGCTCACTCCACCCTCACTTAAAGCGCTCATGTAGTTCTCACCGGCTTGTGAATGGTCGTAGACAGCAAGATTGATAACGACATTCTCAAACTGCTTTAAATCGGCAGTTATATCATCATCAGTGAAAGTGTCCGGATAACACCTTTTTGCTTTTACATCTTCTGTGGCTTGCTTAATGAGCTGTTCAATGAGTGGGTTATCTTCCTTTTTATCGAATACAACCACATCAGATGTTGTATAATCGTCGTTTGTGACAGTTTCGATATGATATTGTTTAAGTCTGATTTTGACTTGCTCTAATGTGGTGTATTCCATGCCAAGCTCCTTATAATCCAAACTTTTCAATTAACATTTTCTTCAAGTCGCTGCCATTTATTTCTGTGGCATTTTCAATACCATTTTCGCTCGCAAGCTTCTTTAGGTCGGCTGTTGACATTCTGTTAATTTCCGTCTTTGTGTATGGTATTTCAGGTGGGTTCATAAAATCAGAAGGCACCGAATTGCTATTGCTTTCCGGTACCTCGTCTCCGACTTTATACCACACTCCATCATGCTTTATAGAGTGCGTTGCTATCATAAGCCTTAATCCTCCTTAACTTTGAGAACCATAACGCTATCCATACCCTCAAATGTAGGTAATCCAATCATAGATACGATACAGTGAGTATTGATAGGGTGATTTGTAGCGTATGTGTATACAGATACACCGGTCTCAACAAGTGAGAGGTTTCCGTCTGTGATACTTCCGCTTCTTTCCTCTGGAGTCTTACCGAATGTGTAATCGCCAAGGAATACTCCGGCAGACTGTGCAGATACAATGCCTGTTGGTACAAAGTACTGTGTCTGTCCTGACTCATCAACATAGAGCTTATCGTATACTTCAATCTCGATACCATATCCTCTAAGGTATTCAGTAACCTGTCCTTGCTGTAATCTGATACCGCCATTGTAAGCAGTGATACCGAGTACCTGTTTCTTTGTATCCTCTGCTCCGAGAACCATTTCCCAAGTCTCTGTATTCATGGTGAAACGTGTAAGTGAGTAGCCTGTAGCCTTTGAGAAATCTCTCTTGGTCTTAATAAGGTCGTCAAGTGGTGTGGCTGTAGCCGACTTGTCCCATGCGCTTGTGCCTGTAAAAGTCTTGTAATGCTTTGCCGTATGCTCTGATTTCTCATTATCTGCAAGATAGTCAATGTAAAAAGGTTTGTCGCCAATAGTTACTTTTACTCTCGGTACACCATCTGTAGGTGCAAGTAACTGCCAAATCTGTCTCTCCGGCACAACTAATGCGCCCTCGATAAGGTTCATTGGCTTTTTGCTAATTTCTCTCAATACCTGATTTGCGAGGTTGGCATTCTCTGCGCTTCTGTAGTTGTCGTATTCCTGCTCTTCTTTCTCTGTGACCATATAAGACTCACGATAAAATGGCATTGAGTTCTGAATGTCAGAGAAGCCTCCAACATCTCTTAACTCTGCCTGTGCATCAAAGTTTGAAGCTTTGAGTGATACCGGCAGTCCGTTCTTGCCCTTGATAAATCTAAGGTCGAGCGAATCCTGTTTACGTGTTCCGAATTTTTGTCTGCCAAGATAAGGGGCAGTTCCTAATGTCTTCTGATAATTGTTCCACATTACACCGAGGCTTCTCGCTGTAAATGCTTCTGCTAATGGTAATGCCATGTTCTTCTACCTCCTTTAAACCTGACTTGCTACAATCTTTGGTGCGCCATAGAAAGTAACTCTAGGTGTTGCAGTTCTAGCTTCATCTGCGATTGAAAGTGACTTAACTTTCTCCCAATCAATAGTTCCCTGATATACATATGTTCCAGGTGCGTCACCCATTGTTACATCTACATCGTGTAACAGATAGCCCTTGCACTCTGCGTCATTGCTTGGGAATGGCGTACCGGCCGGTACAATCTTCATTCCGTTTCCATCTGCGCTTGTTACCATAGTCTGCGGTACAAGGCACGCTGCACCCTCATAAGGGAAAAATTTTAAAATTCCTTTACTCTGTGTAAAGTCTCTTACGATTGGCTTTCCCATCGTTCTACCTCCTGTTTTAAATTACATAGCTGTTTTGACTTTCAGCACTTGCAACTGTACCGAATGAGATTTGTTCTGCATTTGCTACATCTGCTGGCTTTGAGTCGGGTTCATTATTGTTACCGCCATTGCTTGGATTCGGAGTATTGTTGAGAGCGTTTTTCTCATACTCTGCTATCGCATTGGCTTTCATGTCGGAAATAATCTTGCCAAGTGATGTCGTGTCAAAAGAGCCATCCTCTTTTACTACTGTCTTTGCCTGTTCGGCTGTAATTCCAAAATCAGACATTGCACTCTCTCGTAAATCTCTGACAGCATTATCTTTCTGTAGCTTGGCAATCCGCTGATTGGCTGTATCTAAGGCTTTATTCGCCTTTTCAAGCTCCGTCATGTTGCCAGCCTGTAGCTCGTCAAGCTGTGTCTGTAGCTCGTCAGCTTTGTCTGCTTTAGCCTTGTACTGATTGGCTTTCTCTTTCTCTCTTGCCATTTCCTCACCGCTCTTGTTAAGCAGATTTGTTATCTGCTCATCCGTTGCGTCCGGGAAAAGCTTCAAAACATCATTTCTTGTCATTTCAATTACCTCCGTAACTCACGCTTTTGTTATCGCGGGTCGCTCCCGCCGAGTTTTTCTGTTGTTTAACGCACAACTGCAAATTTTGTATAATAAAAAGCAACCTATAAGTTTTCCTTACAAGTTGCTCATTATTTGTAATATTTAAGACTACATCTACACCCTGCGATTTCTTTTACCTGTGCCCCTAAAGAATGGTCCTTCGGAAACATCATCAGCGAGTTCCCGACTTCAAACGGCTCAAAAATATCAATCCTCTTTCTGTCAACATTCGCATGTGTAGGTCTGACATGTGAATCTTCTTTTGAGCGCCACTCTTTTGTTTTGTAGCCCTGTTTTACCATATCAGTTTGCAATCTGTAATTGCCGACCGCATTAGCTTCATTCGCAGCTACATTTTTTGCTCGCTTCTGTGAAGTAAAATACTCTACTTCAGTATTTTGTGTGGTAGCCTCAACTACCTCATTCACAATGTACCGAGCATAGTCTGTAATATATGAGGGTGTTTTCTTTGCCTTACAATACTGCGTGGCAACGCTCTCATATCTGATGATAAATTCTTTGGTGATAGTTGTTATCTCTGTTTCTTCCTTGCCGGATAACAAGGCAAATAGCATAACAAAGATTTTTTCAAACTTTTCAGCAAGTTTTTTTCTATCTTCCTTTTCCTCGTCAGATAAATCCATCTCACCAAAATATGTGTCATAATCTATGTCTTGTATTTCGTTTTTGTTAAGTGCGTGGATTTCATCTGCCATATCAAGCTCCAAAATAAATTGACAGCCAATTATTCATCGGCTGTCTTTCCATTGTTCTTATCATCATTATTATTGTTAGGTGTAGCTGTTGTCGGCTGTTCCTCCGGGAATAACATTTCCATGCGCTTAGCACTTTCAAGAGTGACTTGTTCAGGGTCACTAAACATGTCAATCGTCTTGACGGCTCTCTTGTAATTGATACCGCACCTAAGTAATATTTCAAGCACCTCTGCCTTAACAAGCATGTTGTCAAGCTTGTTGTGATTAATGTGTATCTCAACATCACTAGGCATAAGCGTAAAGCCCTTATTAATTCTCAGCCTGTTAAGAATAAGCCTAAGTGCCATTCTCTCCGACTTTTTGAGGATAGGCTCGTTAATAGCCGTTCTAAGTCCGGCGTCGTAATGTCCGTTTCTCAGTTCTACAGCAGAACCGGTGTCACCGCCTGTGTTGCCCTGACGATTTGCAAGGCCTTGAATGCTTAAAAATCTTTCAAAAAGGTCAGTGAAAACCACTTGCCCCTCTGTCTGATTAAGCTCGCTCGTCATTACGTCAACATCAGCCTTGTTGTCTGAACCATTGTTAGATTTAACTACCAATGCTCCCTCTTGCCGCATTTTTCTGAATGTATCTATGTCAATCTCGCAATTAACAAATTTCACCCATGCGGAAACAAATTGCTCGACACCATTAATTCTGTCCGATGTAAGCACGTTAATAGCATCTGTGATAGCAATAGTCATTTCAATGTCAGATAATCGTCTTGCATTGTTTGGATATTCAATCACCGGAATGGCTCTGTTGCCGTTTATTCCGCTTGCATAAATCTTATCGTTGCGAATATCAAACCACTCATTGTCGGTGAACACATAATAAATATCTGCTCCGTCCTCGTCCTCTCCGATTTGACAAGAGAATGCCGGACGTCCGTTTGAGTAGTATGCTACAAACGTATACATTGGATTTTCGGAAGATAAATAAAAATCGCTTTCATCAAGCAATTGTCCTTGTCCATCATCATTGCCGATGAATCTGTAACCGGTACCGCATATGCTTCTCCAACGGTGTATGTCTATGTCGCACTCCTGTTTGCTTTCCGAATCCATTGTAATGTTAAGCTGTGTGATTTCTTCCGACTTATGGTTATCGGTGCCACGCAACACGTATTGGATTGGCTCGGCACACATTTCTGCGGTTTTACGCTCAACAAGCTCATACGCAAGATTTACAGCAATTTTGTTATTGATTTCCGGGCGGTTCACTTTCTGTCGATACAAAATTGGTTGGTCACCACGATAGTATCTGTCAAGATACTCAATCTCAATAGCGTTTTGTTCGTGAATCACAAGTGCTTTATTCAGTTCTTCGATTATGTTATTTTTTGTGATTTGCCTTTTACGTGTGAAAATGACCTGCCTGCCGTAATTATTCTGACAGACAGCCGAAAAAGGTCTTACGTTTTTATGAACATATCTATACATCAATAAAACCTCATGCCACTTGCAGAAGTTCTCTGTGGAACCTCTTTTATCTGAAATTCTTGTGTGCCCGCCCAAAACCATATCCATTTACGGCAGTGTGTACACATTACTTTGTGGTGTTTCTTATCGTTTTTATTTACCCACGTTAGCAATTTACCGCAACGAGGGCACATTACACTTCGTTTTCCTATTGGTACAATATTCTGATTATTCATGTCACCCTCGATTCACTAAAAATGGCACCCACAATCTGTGAGTGCCATTTCTAAAAGAGATTTTACGCAATGAACGAATTACATTTTTTTCATCTTACACATTATCACATTCTAAACGAACCGAACGAACAAACTTACATTTTCTTAAAAAATCTTTCAAACTCCATTCTTACGCTATCTGCCGTGGATTTACCGCCAAGCGCATATGCCGTCTGTAACCATGATTTATTTTCCAAGAATCTAAAATTAATTATTCTTCTCATTCTGCTATCATCAAGGCTTGCTATAAATTCCTCTACATCGTTTGTCTTTTCAAGCAAATCGTCTTGTAAAAGCTGTAATGTGGTCATTCTTGAGTACAGTAATGTGCGCTTGCGTCCGTATTCGGGGTATGGTACACCCTCGATTTTGAAGTGCTGTGTGCCACCCATGCCCCCTGACACAGTGTCAATCACACTTTCTCCATTTTCTATCTTTTCAAGGTCATCTTGCAATTTAGCAATTTTCTTTCTAACCTCTTTGATTTCCTCTTGTAAGTCTGAATACTGTGATAAAACTTCCTTTGTCATTAATAAAGCCCTCCTCTGAACGGATTGTGTACTGCTTCAACCTTTGCTATCCGCTTTTCCCTAAAAATCATATCGCACAACTGCGCTGTAGAATCCACACCATCATCATGTTTCATTTTGCCCTCATATGTGCAAGAAAGAACGTTTTGAAAATATTTCTTGTATTCCTTAGTTTGCCTTTCAAGTTTTATGAAATGCAGTTTTCTTATGTCCGGCGCATGATTTTTAATTCTGTCCATTTTTGCAGTTTTGTTATCTGCTGGGTCATGGCTCGTCAATATCGGGTAGCAATCTTTCTTCCATACTTTCTCGCAGTCCAAACGATAGGCAGCTGTTGTTTTTGTTTCCTCAAAATGTACCTCTGCTGTTTTATTTGGGAATTTATCTAAGTGGCTTTCCATTCTGCTTGTTACTTCGGGAATTGTTATATCCTTATCGCCATCGTTATACACAACATCCACGATATAGTATTCCTTTTCAATCTCATAGCAAATCGGCATTGACACAAAGTCTCCACCACCATATGCCGGGTCGTTTGCCGAAAAAATCCTATCAGGTCTTATTCCCTCAATTTCTGCCGGGTCAAAAAAGTTCATGTTATCAATATTGAACATCTGACCTTTTCTTTCTATCGGCTCTTGCTGATATTGGGCGAACCATGAAGCCATATCGTCATTATCTTCAAATGAAGCCATTCTGCGCTTATAATCTAATGTGGAATATCCCAATTTGTAGGGATAATCAAAATTGCTCTCATTGTTTTCATTGAGTGCCGGAATTATAACCTCTCTATGACGTATGTTTTTATATTCAGGATTGTTTGCAAGCAATTCTAATCTGCGTCCTTGAACATCTTTCGGTGCCCATCTTGTGCCTATTCCTAGCAGCTTTGCTTTGCCGGGCTTAATTCTCGGCATAAAGTTATTATCAAATTTTCCCCAAACTGTAGCCTGTCTATCCTCGCTTAACGCTTCATCAATACCACTAAATAAATCGTCATATACTCCTAAGCCGTCACAGTCACACGCTCCGTTCAGTGTTCCGTATATAGAACGCATGGTAAATGTTGGGTATGTTTTTTTACGCAAGAAGTCTATCGTAAGGTCTTTTCCGTCTGTGATAGCTTTTTTCTCTACAATTTTAGGGTAAATATCTTTGTAGGTGTACGTTGGGTCATTTACCATTTCTAATGTTCCATCGTAAAATCCTCCGGTTATTTTATCGGAATATGCCGAATATAGATTTGACCTCTCAGGTCTGTTTGAACCAAACCACAAATTACCCATTTTAACAATTTGAGTCTTTCCTATACGTCCAGGGCAGAACACCATACCCTCATCAAGTTTGTCATCGTACAAATCTTGAATGAGTTGTGCGACTTTGCTTAACGGATTTCTTCTCGGCAAATAAAATCTTTCCCATGGTGGACGATTTTTTTCCATGTAAATCATAAAGCTCTCAAACTTATAGTGAGCTTCCATCAAAAATAAATCAAAATAGTGATTAACTAAGTCGTATGGTGTGGTCTCATGCTTGAAATGGTAATAATCCAAATCCCAAATCGTACCACCTGTTTTAGCCGTGCAGAAGCCCTCTATAAGCTCTTTTGCCCTCTTAGTGAGTTGTAGTCCATACTCAATGTCTTTCTCTCCATTTATGGCTACACTGCAAGCATCTACATAGGCATTAATTACTTGCTCGTCTTTTCCGTTTCTCTCTATGTAATTTTCGTAACTATCAACTGTGGAAATAAGGCTCTGACTAGCCATAAGAAAAGCACCTCCACTTTTAAAAAGCAAAGGTGCTTATAGACCTCTGCCTATAACTGTTTTAGGGTAGCGCCGTAAGTCACTTATACGGCGGTAATATATTACTCTGTTGTTTTAATCATTGTCTCTTCAACGCTATGTTCGCTACAAATCATTGTGTAACTATATCACATCTCCAAGGTCTACAATATGCAATCTTTGGCAACTGTCTTTTACTCTTTCTCTTGCCTCTTCAATATTTTTACAAATCCATGATGGATAATTGCTAAATTCAACATTTACTACCGCATATCTGTATTGTGGATAGTATCTTTCCTTAACTTCTTTAAGGGTTAAGTGTCCAGACTTTTTGTGCTTTGTGTTTCTGTTGTACTTTGTGTCGATAAGTTCTGAATAAAACTTGTAGTTTATAAAATTTATGATTTCGCATACGGCAAATATAATTACAATTGCAATCGCTATAACAGTTTTTATCATGGTCATTCGTCCTTTCCGCTATTTAGAGTAGTAACCAACTCCATTTGTTAGCCGGTAAAATTTTTATTAGAATGTTGGCATTGCTTCATTGCAAACAGACATGTGTGATTTATTACAAAGTGAATTATAGTCATTAATTACATACTGTACAGGAATATGATAGCTTTTAATTCCATATCTTGAAGCAACATCATTTTCAATGTAACATCCATTCCAACCCCAAGCATCGTTTATTCCAATAAATACATCAGCCTGTGCCAACTTCTTAAGACTCTCACCTAAATACCATACAGCTTCTTTGCTGTCTTTAGGTGGATTATCCTCAATATAGCTGTCGATAAGTTCTAATTCCTCACCCTCGTATATTTCAGCAATCTTTTTCATCTTCTGAATACTAGCTTTGATTTCTTCCTCTGTTTTGCCTTTCATCGGCACACTTACAAATAACTTTTTCATGCTCTCCGTCTCCTTTTCTATGTTTTATCAACCTTTATCTTTCCAAGGTCAGCGACTACAATTAGTCCGTAGTCGGTAATATCACTTAATCAATATCTGCAATGCTTTCCACAAAACAGTTATAATAGATATATCTCTTACCATTAAGGTCAAACTTAACATATCCGCCATCGTTTGTATCAATATCAATCTTTCCCTCATATGTTGCAAGTTCCTTGCCGTCTGCCGTGTATACAGTAATTGTTCTTTGCATACCGCCATTTACATCACTTTTCATATCTGTTACTGCTCTGTCCCATGACGCACATCCGGTCATTCCTAAACACAATGTTAATCCTAACGCAACTGCCAAAATTTTCTTTTTCATAAAAATTCCTTTCTGCTGATAATCAGCAACTATTGTTTTTATTCGCACTCTAAAAGTCTGTCTTTTATAAACTGTTCCAATGCACTAAAGCCTTTTGGCTTTTCAATTCCTTTTCTTGCAAGTTCTGCAACTATTGTTTCCATTTCTTCTTTTACTCCTTGATAGGCAATTTCCATTCCTGATTTTATTTCGTTCATTTGATTTCCTTTCATCGCAAACAATAGTCCGCTTCTTCTAATCTATCCGCTATTCTTGTCATTTCAATCTGTGTTCCATTTTCATTCATTGTGCTGACAGTTACACATCTGTCACGGCCACCGCTTGGCATACTGCCAAGTCTTATTTCCGTTTTATCATCCTCAAACTTGTAACATTTACGCATTTCTTCAATGCAGTTATTCATTTCTGTTATTTTCATAACTTTGCTCCTCAAATCCTTGCAACTATATGTTCTTTTGCAAAATCTTTTTTAGCTTCATCGTAGATAGCCGAACTATTTTTATCAGTTTTCAATCTATCAAATTCGCAAGTAGCCTTTATACCATCTTTGTTACTGCATTCTGCATGATAATCAATGACACATACTTTCTTCTGCCATTTTCCATTGGCATAAATCTTTGTGTAACCGCCAGCTCTTGTTTTAATGATTATTTTATTTCTTGTTTTCTTCATTTATGTACAATACCTTTCTTGAAGCTTCGACACATTCTTTTCTCTTTTCTTCGTTTGTACACTTGCCATCTGCATTGTATCGGCAAGAAATCAGATTACATTTTTTATTTTCATAAGCATTATTTACATTATCAATCCATTCACGAAACGGAATATTGTTAATTGTGACATTATCTAATACTTCATTAGCCACTTTTTGTACTATTTCTTGTATTGATATTTTCATAATCTTGCTCCTTTTCCGCACTATTCGCTAATGATTTTGTTTCCTCTAGGATTTTCATTGCTAATGCTCTTGAAAATTCATAATTATTTTCCGGGTATCTGCCTAGAATTGATTTTGCATACTCATTGACTGCATCAACTGAAATATCAATGCCAATAGTCATATCATGAAATTCGGATGTTTCTATAGGCTCGCCATTTCTACCGCCTATTTCGTGTGATTGCGCTTCTCTAAGTGCTTCACGCTCTATTGATTTAATTACTTCTGCCATGCTCATAGCTCAAACACGCTCCCATATGCTACTCAACTACATACCAATCTTCTGCTAAACAATCATTAACTGACGGAACCCATGTAGAAACAGTGTCATTAACATTTTTGATAGCAAAATACGGATTGTAATGTACTAAATCGTCTTTATCTGCAATAGATTTTCCAATTTCTGTATAAGACTTAAAATTGCCAGCCGGAACGTAATACACAAACATTCCCTTGCCATTCCAACCTTTTCTTGCTACTTTTTGCTGTTTTTTAATGCTTCAATTGCCTGTCCAAAATTCATAATTTATTTTCTCCTTTACAATTTATTATTTTTCATTTTCCATAAATCTTTCAAATTCTTCCATGCATTTATAGCACAAGTCGTATGTGGTATTAAAAATGCCGTTCTTTGTAACCGAATTTCCACACGGTATTCCTTTTTTAATCTCTGCACCGCACCTGTCGCAAGTGCGCCATTCTTTTTGATGTTTCATTCTTTCACCGCCTATTAAACTAACCCTAGCATACATAAAATATCAAGTCCCGATATTCTCTCTGCACCCTCTCTTGTGTGCATAAGAATTTCTTTAAGCCTTTCATTTTCTGCATTGCTATACTTATCTTTGCTATACGCTTCTGAAAAACAATAATATTTGCAATATCCATAGCCTGCACCAAGCATGGTGCCGTGAACGCTCTTTCCGACAATATCGTAATATTTTGGCACTTTCAAAATATCGTGTTTTTCATCCAGAGTACATTCCTTTTGCTCTGCTTTCAGCTTTGATTGAAGATATTTCAGAAAACTTTGTATATCCTGTTCTGATTTTGAAATATATAAAATAGTTTCATTCATTCTTCCACCACCTATTCTATATGCTTAAATGTTCGCTACAATCATTGTCAAGAGAAATATAATACTTAAAAAACCCACTTCTGCGACTTCTCTAATATTTTTGGATTTCTTTATGAACCATAACGATAAGAGATAGTAAATAAACAATGCTATTTTGCACAATATCATTCTTCCACCAACTTTCTAAGCACCATACATAAACATATTTCCAAAATGAAAATCATTTAGTGCTTTTTCTAATTCATCTTTGTACCTAAATGGACTTAAAGGGCTTTTTATTTCTTCCCTCAATACAGGTGACATATTGTCTATCAAAATGCCTTGTGTAGCACTTGCAAGATTTTGTGGTGGCAAATCCGCTAAAGCGCATAATTCCATTCTTTTATGGTCGCATTTTTCAGATTTAGGGCAACTTTTACATTTTTCTGCCAATTTACTTAAAGACTCTGCCATTACTACACCAACTTTCTACCGCAGATAGGGCAAAATTTTATATCTTCGATTTCAATTCCAGCCATAAAAGGGTCACTACATCCGAAAAATAAATGAAATGCATTTTTAAATTCAACAATTTGTGTTTCATTTTTTTCGGGATAATATCCGCCTCTAAAAGCTCCTTGCTTGATTTTTTCCAATTTTCCTATTTTGCAACAAAATTCACACATATTACACCTCAATCCCATATTCTTTGAAATAGTTTTCAATATCTCAATGCCTAGCTCTTCTGCCTTTTAATACATTTGTCTTGTGGATAAATAATATGTGTTTTTATATCCATGTTGGTTGTACAGTCTATCTCGGAACTATATTTTGCACATTTTTCTCTGTACTCGCATTTATCGCACTCTGTATCTTTTTCTCTATATTTTCTTGGCTTGTATTTCTTAAAATCCTTGCACTCACAGTCAAGTGATGTATCATTCCCTTTTTGGCAATCATAAACCGGATATTCTTCTCCTGTTTCCGCATCAAAAGCAAAATCTTCATCACTATATTTGCAAATTGAGCAATCTTTCATATCATACCTCAATCAAAGTAAATTTTCGTTTTTTAACAGTTTTTCCGTTATGAAGTGTTCCGTTCATATCTGTGTAGCACCCCATATCAATCGTACTTACCTCACAACCTCCTAGATACACTTGATATTCTTTTCCGACAATAGAGATAGTTCCAAGTGCATTTTCGTTTTCAAAACTTGCATTAAAGTCACTGTAGTCATAAGGTGTACCACAATAAGGGCATTTATTAAGTTTTCTGTCAATCGGTGCGCCACAGTTCACACAATTTGCAATCATTGGTTATTCTTCCTTTGCCTTAAACAGTGTGTCAGGAAATGGAATACCTAAAAAATGCATATTTGCGTACTTCCTAAATGTCGGCACGCTCATACCGGCTATCTTTGCAGCTTGTGCCTGTGAACATCTGCCATATGCATATTCCATCAATCCCTCTCGGAATGAATCAATATTCCGTGTCTTAACTCCCTTTGCCATATTTATACCTCCGTTTAATACTCAATAATGCCTTGTGCCAACTGTAGCAGATAGTCGCTTTTAGCAAAATGCGTTATCGAGTAGTTAGTCTCTCTTCTATGTGTTCGTCTGAAATGCTCATTAACCATTCTATCAAGCCCAGTAAGCCCTGTTTTGTCTGCTAGGTAAACATCTGTCCGCTCAAAGTGATTATGCTCCGTATCGGTCACATTAGAAAGCGACAGACATACATTAGTCAGTGTCTTATTGGTCAAGATTGGGTGAACCTTGCAGAAATATGTTTCGTACAGGTTCATGTATCTGCAAAATGCGTTTTTGACTACTTCTCCGACTGTCTTGTTTTCAATGTTGTTGTCGCAGATTTCAGAGAATCTACAGACCATATCATCTTTCTTTGCTTGCATATCCTGTCGGGTGACTCTTGCCGTCTGTTTCTCGGAAACAGATGTATGTACCTCTCCATCAATGTTAGTTGATGTATGTACCTTTTCAGTATTTAATCTTTCAGTACTTTGTTTATTAGTATTTAATTCATCAGTACTTAATTCATTGGTATTTAATTGTCCGTGGTTTTCTACCTGTTGACATTCAACCCCTAGATTTTCTGTATCTTGTTTTTCTATTTTCTGTTTATATGGTTCTTCGTAAACCTCGTAAGTGTACTTTATTCTTCCACCATTGCTTTTTGTTGGGTTTTCTTTAGTAACCACAACATAATTATTATCTTTTAATTCACTTAAAGCCGATTTAACGGCTGTTTCATTCTCTTTGCATATTGCAACTAACCCAGCTATTGAATAATCCCAATTATCGGGTAATGAAAGCATTACGGACAATAATCCCTTCGCTTTCAGACTTAAGTTCTTATCCCTTAAATGAGTATTACTCATAACTGTGTAATTTTTTGTTTTATGCACTCTAATTGTTGCCATAATCGAATGCCTCCGCTTGATATTATTTATGTATGCCTGTGATACATACTCCGCTTGATTGATAAAACAACAAACAGGCACAGCGGAAGTGCTTTTCGGTAGCTAACCTAGTTTGTTGTAATCGGATAGACAGGACTCGAACCTGTGACTCCCTCAATTACTGCTATTGCAGTGGTTGTTCTTCCAACTGAACCACTATCCGAAAAGGCAAGATTCACTCCATCAAAAGGCAACCAAAACACATTACAGAATTTTGAAGTGTCTCACCCCATTGCTTTCAGTCGCGCGTACCTACTAGCAACTTGTTTTTGTGTGTTTTCTTTTATCTTCCGAAACTGCTATATTGCAGACCATCAGCGTTACGCAACCGCTATTCAAGATATAACAGCTCGCACTAAACCGACGTATGATTGATGTGGTGTGGATTTGAACCACACATAAAGCGTGCACTCTTTACGTTGGAGGGAATCGAACCCATAGGCAAAACCCAAATGTTTTTAATCCATATGCCTGTCTCCTGACCATTCGTTGCTTACCCTTTTGCATACACATCAATAGTCGGTGTCCCCCGACCAACGCCGACATCGTGAATCGAACACGAACAACATTTCTGTTGGATAGCTTAGCAAGCTACTGGAATACCATTATCCCATGTCGGCAAGCGCCGTGGCAACACTGATTGTCACCACGAATAGCCTTTTGTACTTCAAGGCTACGTAGTGCTACTAACACTACTAAATCGGCAAGGTTGGGAATCGAACCCACGACAAATCAGCTATTAGCTGACTGCTCTACCACTGAGCTACATGCCAACAATGAGGGTGAAGTCTAAGGAGTGGCAACACCCTCCGGAGATATAAATATGTATGTGCTGTAGGAAAAGAACTAACGAAACCTACAGCAAAGGACATGTGAGGAATTGCACCTCACCTAAGACTCATATGATTTGAGTTGCCCTAGTTTAACAATTAATTAAAGGGGGTATATATGTCTGCTCCGCCTATTACAGATGTCTTTACGACAGGTTGGTTTCCACGCTCGTGCATTGTGGGATTATACACGATTAAACCCTCACGAGCCTTGTGACGGCTCTTAACAGTTTTCCACTATGAGGGTGAAAGGAACTACTAAGTCCAATGTCGGGGAACCAAGTAAACCCCGAGCAGGGCATGTTGGATTCGAACCAACGTATGCAGCAGTCAAAGTGCTGTGCCTTACCGCTTGGCGAATGCCCTATATTCACTGCCACATGAAAGCTATGGCAAGTATCTGGCCGAGCATTACCGCAGCACCGAGAAGTCTCGAGCTAACTGTCTCTTTTTCGTCTAACATAGTACTTAACGTTCCAAATGCGGTTAATGCCAGCCATACTGTTGTTACAATTTTTAGTACAAACATGATTTACACCTCAAAATTTAATTATCTTCATTTTCTTTCAATACCGACTCAGCTATGCACGCAAGAACTAAAAACACTATTGAGACTACCATTGAGCATCGGTCAGAAAAGAGTATTCCGTAAAACATACAAAATAAAATTATCCATGTATACAGGCCCTTAAGAAACATTGGCATGAATTTATAAACAATCTTGTCGAAAATCTTCCATTTGCGCTTAGACTTAAGCTCGTGAGCTTTATCCATGTACCATTCTGCCTTGCTCATATCCTCAACTACAGAACCTTTATGCCCGGCACGATATTCATACTTGTATGCAGTAATCTCACACCATTTAGCCACATCCTTAAGTCCGTAAATGTCAATCATTTCATCAATGCACTCTTTTCGGTCAGGCAGCTGTCTCTTATACACATCTCCGAGCCCACGAGACCGTACTAGATCTCG